TGCTTGATATGGAGAGGTTAGTGTTTGGAAGTCAAATCTTCCCTCTAATAAAAAACCGCCATCTACTGTTTTCATTGTTGCGTGTTGATCTGCACTAGCTAAACCTGAATCGTCTATTGGTGGAAACTGAACTTCATCTACTTGGTAATTTCTATCAGGATTAATAAAGCTACAAATAACTCTATTAAATTTATCGTTTTTATTTTCACTATTTAAGGTATATCCACCAACAATATCATCTTCTGTTAGTGTAATAGAAGCTGAACCTGTTGTCTCAATAATTAATTTATATTTTCCCCCTGTATAGGGTAGATAACCTCGACATCCTCTTAATAATATTCTTACGTTATCAATTATTTTTTTTGATGTATCTAATACA